TGAATCTAAATATGCTATTCTAGTCGATGCTTTATATTCTACAATTCTGCGTGTACGAACTGGGGCAGTGCCATATTCAATCCAATATCCAACATAAAAATTATCTGGCTTTGTATTTACTGCAAGGGTTATATTATCTGGTGTAACCGTATTAATTGCTGTTGCTGTGCCTGTTGCAATACTATTATTGGAATAGACATTTAAGAATAATTTATAGTCTTGTCCGTTCACCATAGTAGTAGTAACATTATAAGGCAATGTAAAAGTTAGAATTGCACCATTTGATAGTGCAGGGGATAAAGTTTGTTTACCAGAATCATACATTAAATTATTGTTTGAGTTATCATAGATTTGATATTTATAGGAAATTGCAGTTCCACGAATTGTTGCAGTTACTTTATTTGTAGATAGAGTTGTATCAATTGCTTGATTTTCAAGACTGATATATACTGGAGTGTAAATTGAAGCCATTTATTTTTGTTCACCTCTTTAATTTATAATGGGAAAATAGGGAACGAGTGATAGAATTAACTACCACTCGTTTGTGCTATTTGTTGAAGTTGTTGCATCCATCCTGTTGGATTATCGCTAATCATTTTGCCAATATTAATTACAAAAGTTTGACCTTTATTATTTGTAACTGTTGATTGATTATTAGTCATAGCAGGGGATAGTGTGTTCATACTTGGCATATTATTTAAGTCATAGGTAGGGTTGTTTAAAATCCAATCACCTATACCAGTTTGAGCCGATTGTATTTTCTTTTGATCTGCTACTTGAACCCATTTACCATGCTCATATGATAGACCTGATTTTGTGGATTGTGCATTTACGAGGTCTTGTTCAAGGGCAAGTAAAGATTTAGATTGATTGTATTGTGCTTGAATCTCGTCAGTTTGTTGTTTTTTGAGGGTATAGATTTTTTCCTCTATGGATTGACGTTCTGCAAGGAGTAGATTACCTGATAATTCTTTGGTATAATATTCTATTTGTTGTTGGATAGACTCTGCTGTTTGCTCTTGCATTGCTACTAGATGTGATTCTGCTTGGTCGGCTGCTGTGCGTGTGTCAGTATCTATTTGTTTACGTAGACTATATATGCGTTCTTCATAATCCCATTGTTCTTTTTCAGATATAAAATTAGCTTTACCATTTCTTATGCGGTCAAGTTCTTGTTGTGTAGTGAGTTGTCCAATTTTTTTGAGATGTTCTATTTGAGCAAGGAGGGCATCTAGGGCAGGGTTGGAAGAAGTTGTACCACCATCAGGAATAAAGTCAGTAGTAGCACCACTATCATAATCTCCAGTTTTTGCATTTGGGTCTATTACGGAAGTTGGGTCTGATAATAATCTTTTTTGAAAATCTCCAATATCTGCTTTTGCTTTGCCCATTGTTTCTGTTGCTAATTTCCTGCTATTTATCAATTTTTGAAGATTCCGATCAATTTTAGAAGCTTCGTTGTTCATATCTAAAAAAGCATCACCACTTGCTCCAGCAGGATTTGATTTTACATATGATGCCATTTTTGCCTTTTGTGCATCTAATTGTTTCTGCGTTTCAGTTATCTTAGAAGTTGTATCATCTATAATTTGACTTTGATCTAAAATAGTTCCTCCAGCCGTAGCTGCTTTATCACCAGAAGCCTTAGTAATATAATATTGTTCAAGTGCCGTAATATTTTTATAAATTTCTTCTCTATTTTTACTAAGTTTTCCAGTTTCTGTATCATATTGTAGATTTAAGTTGGGCATTAATTTATTTAATTCACCAACTAATGTTAACATTTGTGTCCTTTTAGTATTACTTTTATCCATTTCAGTTGAAAGTTTAAATATATTTTCAATTAAACTTTTAGATACTTCTGTTTCTCCCATAGATGATGTTTTTTGTTTGTCTATTGCATCAGCATTTTGTTTGTATTCATCTGTAAGAGCCTTTTCTTTAGCAATTAGATCATCAACTGTTTTTTGATAAGTTCCTGTTTTATCATTTAACATTCCAAAACCATTAGTTGCTATACTTAGTCCAGTAACAATTAATCCTATAACTATAGGTAGTCCACCCATTACAATATTCATTGTACTAAGTGCGCTAGTTGCTTCTATAATTCCAATAATCATCTTTGGTAATGCCATTGCAACTGATAAAATTGCTGTTGTTAATAATCCTGATATAACTCCTGATAAGGCAGAAATAATCAATCTAACTCCAGTTGCACTTCCTGATAATTTTAAAAATCCTGATGCTAAATCTAATAGACCTTTCATAGCATTTGAATCTATCAATTTCATCCACATTTGTTGTGCAGCATTTTTTACATCATTCATTTTCGCTTCTATTGATGTTCCATAAGTGCCGTATCTCCGCATAGCATTTCCAGCAGAAGTTGCTTGTGTTTCTTGTTGTTGAAGGGCAACATTCATATTATTTAATAATGCGAGTAGCTGATTGCGCTGGCGTGTACCTCCAATTGCTGTTATCGCTGCATTTTGTTGTACTTGATCGAGATTTTTCCAACTTCCTGCTAATTTATTTAATACAATATTGAAGTTTTTAAATTCTCCAGATGTAGAACGAATAGCAATAGCAGCACTATTTCCATTTTTATCTACAAGATTGTTTAATACCTTTTCTACATTATTAACTGATTCACCATTGGCATCATTTTGTGCGCCAGCTTTTACGTTTTCATATCTCGAAAATATAGAGTTACCAATCTGTTACTTTTTGTGACCTATATAAATATAGGCGGTCAGAGTTCTTCGACTCTAACTCTCTCCCTTGCTAAAAATAATTATAGGAGAGTGCAGACTATCATATTATCATTATAAATGACATTCTCTTGTTTAGTCGTTCAGGCTGTATTTAAACTTGCCCCCTGTCACCCTTCTCAGAGTTTCCAAGTCAATTAAAGAGAATTTTCTTAATAGATTATTTATTATGCTATTAAGCCCCCAACATTAAGGGAAGTACCTATACTTTCTGGATTTTGACGAGTTATAGAACTTATTGTTCCTATATATGAAATTAATTGTGATAGATTAACGCCAGCAGCTTGGGCAGATGAAGATGTCTTATTTAATGCCTTACTTAGTTCAGAAGTGCTAGTAGCACTTGTATTATCCACTGCAACCATTTTATCAACGACACCCATCATTTCATTTGCATTCATATGAAAGGCATTCATAATAGCTATAAGTGATTGTGCAGAATCTTGTTGGGATTGTCCAGCAATTTTACTCATTACTGTACTTGCTTGTAATAATGATGTTGTATCTTTTGAATTATTTCCAGCTCTTAAAAATTCTTCAGATGCAGTCATTATTGCAGAAGTTGTTTCATGTAATTGACTTGCTAAATTTGAATATTCTTTTGTTAGTGATACAACTTCATCTCTTGATTTGCCTGTGATCATTTGTATATTAGTCATGGATTTATCAAGATCAGCAACAAAACTAAATGCTTGAGAAATTTGTCGAATTGTGCCGAACAAAATACCGCCTATAACCGCCCACTGAAGCATTTTTTTTCCTGCATCAAACCATGATTGTCCCATTCTTGCTGTACCAGCAGTTGTATTTTCAATCATAGGATTTAAAGTTCTTGTTTGATTTTCAATAGCTGATAGTCCCTGTGTTGCTACACTAGTTCTATTAAATAAATTTTCAAAAACAGATGCACTTTCTCTAGCAGAAGAATTTAAAGTAGAAAAATTAGCATTAGTTGCATCTAAAATACTTCTTTGTGAGTAAATTGAACTGCTATTTCCCATATATCCACTGGAATTAGGGTTGGATACGCTATTCATTTGAGCTTTATATTTTAACCACATTTCGTTTTGTAACATATCTTGTTTATTTATAGCTGATATTATTTTATTTTCGTCTTGCATCCATTTTTGGTAAGATTCTTGTTGTTGTTGTATTTGTCTGTTATACATTCTATCTACAACAAGTTCATATTTTTCTAAATATGCTGTTTTAGATTTTTCATCTTTGATATACTCATCATAAGTTTTTTGTTGTGCATTTTGAATCTGCTGTTCTGCTTTAATCCCTGCATTGGCTCTTGCGCCAATATTATTAGTCGTGTTATCTGTCGTTAATCCATTTGGAATAGTAGTAACTGCTTTAGTTACAAAATCATCTTGATAAGTATTAGTTTGACTACCAATCACGCCATTAGTTGATTTTATATTTTCTTTAATTAGAGTCATTTGTTGTAATGCAAGTTCTTTATTTACAGCAATTTGTCTTTGTTTGGCTTGAGTATTTTTATCAGTTTTTGTAGTATCAGTAACTACTACTTCACCATTCCGTCTGATATCTTCAACAACCGTTTTGATACTTCCATCTAATTCTTTTGTAACTGTAATATTTTTTCTAATTGTTTCATTTTGCTGAATTAACATATTATTCATTTTATCAATTGCTTCTGAAAAATTAGTTAATTCTTTTAAAACTTTTGGATCAATATCAATTTTAAGATTAAGATGACTAAGTTTACTTGAAAGAATTTTAATCTGCTCATCTATTTGACTTTTACTTCCAACAGTATCTAATCCAGCTTTAAGTAGCATACTAAGATTACCTGCCATTTATTTTATCAGTCCTTTCGTTTAGGATTTTGAATTTGGGTATAGAAATAAGAGGATATTTCTATTCTCTTATGCATATAATAATATTAAGATTTATTATATTTTATTGTTATTATGATTTTGTTTATGTCTTGACTTTTTGCCAAATTATGTTTATAATATTTTATGGAGAGTGATTATTATTAAAAGAAAAATTAGTTTAAAAACAGTTCTAATTGTTTTATGCTTTATAGTGGTGATATCAATGTTTAATTCATGCACTAAACAAATGCCAGTAAATACATTATTATCTTCATCCACATCATCTTTATCCGAAAATCAATCATTTCCCTTTACAATTCCCAACTGGTTAATATTTGGAATGAAAGAGGGAGATATTAGAAGCCATTATTCTAAAGAACCATACTCATTTAAAACTACAATATATTACGATTCAGCTAATTATAATGGGAATATGGAATATACCCCTTATTACGGAATGTCAGATGATAATAAATTAATATTATTGCAATATGTTATTGAATATTATACTGGTACAACTGACAAAAATAAAACCTATATTTCAACCTATAATTCAATCAAAACTGAAATATCTAAAATCTATGGTAATCCACAATCTTCGACAGATAAATGGGTTAATGATAAATATAAAAATGATTCATTGATGGAAAATACTGCAATATCAACTGGTGATTATACTATTCAATCTCTTTGGGAAAAGAATGGACTTTATATTTCTTTAACATTAAATAAGAATTTTACAATCAATTATACTAAAGATAAAACAGAATGGCATTAATATTAAATTAAATAATAGTAAAGACCGCTTAAATTAACAGGCGGTCTTTTTAACATCTACTTTCTTAAATCCAAATTCCTTTCGATATTTAAGTCTACATTCTTGACTGCAAAATACCCAATTGTCCCTTTTTAATTTACTAGGAATTATTTCAACTTCACTATTACAACAATCGCAATTAGTTAATACTTTTTTATTTTGCATAATTGCAGAACATTTTATGCTACAATAATGATGTTCATGTCGATTATAGTGAGATATTAATTCTTCTTTCTCATTACCACAACACTCACAATTAAAAGTTATCCATTTATCCAATTGTTTTCTACTCATTTTTTCTTTAACGGTAGTATTAATAATTATTTTTAAATCTTCAATATCCCATTCCATATATGGTTTTATTAAATTTTCGTTTGATATAAGACTATTAGTATATGTATAATTAAAAGAATGATAATTTTTTAGAATACCTTTATTTAAAATATATTCTAAAACTAATTGACTACAAAGTTCTGGATTATTTAATATATCATATTCCCATAAATATAAGATTTCTATATTATGATCTTTCTTAATGTTGATATGTTTTATTTTATCCATTCTAATCCTATTAACTTGCATTGAATAGTTTATAGTTGAATAAAATCTATTATCTGTGTGCCAATATGTTCCCTGACACTCCACAATTAAATTATGTTCAGGTAAATAATTATCAACAGCACAATAATTAAATGCCTTTTCATTTATATATTTTACATTTATTTTATCAAGTATGCTATTTAATTCTCTTTGTGCTTCTGTATCAGTTCTGCCAAACGTTCCATTTTCTAACATATTTACTGCTCTTATTTGAGCAGTCTTTCTCCATTCATCTGTTTGTGATATAACTTCTGCATACCATTTTTGTCTACACTCATTTGAACAACATTTTGCACTTTCAATTTTAAATGGATTGACTAAAAATTCTTTACCACAACATATACATATTAAAGTTCTTTGTTCTATGGATATATTTTTATTATATCCATTAGCATTTTCACCTATTAAATTTTGAGATTGCCACTTACCTTGACATTGAATTGAACACATTTTTTGAGTACAAGATTTTAAACATTCAAATTCTTTGCCACATATTTCACATTTTCTGATCTCATGTGCTTGTTCGCTTCTAAATGTATCTGCACATTTAACACTGCAAAAATGATTTTTCGTTTGTTTAATCTTTGATGGATTTGTAATAAATTCTTTACCACATAAATCACAATTATATTTAATTTCTCTTTTCTGTGATAATTGACTACATTTTGCTGAACAAAATTTATCTTTACCTTTATTAACCCTACTTAAACTAACATAAAAAATTTTACCGCAATACTGACAAATTTTCTCAAATTCCTTTTTATTTTGGGTTTTAATTTTTCCATTATAAGTTCCATTACATTTGTGACTACAAAAATTATTTCCATTTGTGAAATATTGATATAATTTAACATAAAAAATATTTCCACATTCTGAACAGATTTTCTCAATTTTTATAGGAATTTTACCACCAATTTTTAAATTATCTTTTAATAATCTACATAAATTATCTAAAGTTTTATTATCTAATAATTTTTTAATTTCATTTAATGTTTTTACTTTTTTATTTAATAATTTATCTAAAATAATTCTATATTCAAAAATAGTCCAATTATTAATTATCAATGGTTTATTACGTTTGAGATAATCACAAACTTTACATCTTAAATAAGAATATGCTCCATGACTTTTTGCTTTATTAAATTCACTAATCGGCTTTTCCTCGCCACAATCTTTACAGATTCTACTTTTAATTTCTTCCATATCTTTTCATCTCTCATTCCTTTAATTTTATTTTATCTGTTTGCTCTCAAAAAATATATATAAGCAGGAAAATAGTGAATGAGAGAAATTCACTACTTATCAATCAAGTCAGCTAAACTTAATCTATCCCCACTATCAAAAGAGCGCACTATACTTCTGCATAGCACACCCTATCAACCAATTATCTAACAGCCCAACCATATCTGCAAATCAGCCTTATACCCATCACTAAATCCATCAGTACTATTCCCAGCACTTCGAGTATATATCCAAATGCAATCATCTTCCACAATCTCAATATCAACAATATCGCACTTATTAATAATCAGCAGGGAATTTTCTGCTTCACTATCACCAAGAGCAAAAGAAGTATCATTCTCCAGAATCTCGAAATGGTCAATATGTAATGGTAGACTCACTGTGCTAAACATCTCTACAAATATGTATTCCCCTTGTTTGCTGCCTAGTATCTCTTTTAACATCCTGTATTTTTCCGTCATAATTTAAAACATCCTTTATAAAATAAATTTGGTAATCTTTACCTCTTTTACATTATAAAGGATATTTACTTAAAAGTCAACACTTTTATTTACTAATAGGTAAATAATTCTAATTACCTATTATCTATGACTTCACATTCAAACAATGACTCAATATCAGTTTTTAAGAAATATGCAATTTTAAAAGCTAAATCTAACATTATATTATCAGCTTTGCATATCGAATGTAATCTTTGCTTGGTTATTCCAAGTTGTTTGCATATCCAAATTTTTGTAGTGCCTGTATTTGCTTGATATTCTTCAATTCTATCTGCAATTTTATTAGTCAATTTAATTTGCATAATTTCATCTCCAATATCATATTTAATACCTTAGTAGTTAAGTATATAATATTATTGACCTTTTGTCAAGTACAGCAATACTTTTATGTGAAAATATTGAATGTGAGGTATAAAATAAAACACCCCTGAAATTAATCAGAGGTGTATTTGGTTATAATATGTAATTTTTATTTATTAGGTTTTATGTAATTTTCCTTGATTTCATTAATCAAAGTGTCTAATACATCAAATATTTCGTTAAGCAATCCATAATCGTTTACTTTAGAAACTATTTTTCTAATTTTTTCTTTAATATTTTTATCAATAAATGTAATTACATTTAAAAATTCATACTCTAAGGATTCGGAAACTTCCTTTTTAATAAGTTTGTCCAACTCATAGGTAATTACAATTTTATAATCTAATTCGATTAAATCCAAATCATTAAGAGTTGCATTTATTTTAATTTTAGATGTGCCTTTATAAAAATCTTGTAGTTCATTTAAATCAACTGGTATAATCATATCAAGATTAATATAACTATCAACATCAAGAAACATCGGATAGTCATCTTTTTTTAATGAAACATAATTTGGTGGAATACTTCCTTTAGTAGACAACGAACTTGCCTTTGTAATTGGGGCAACTAATACTACATCATAAGGAGTCGGTCTCTGATGTAAAACAACCACTCTATGAAATTCACATAAAACTTTTGAATCTTTTATAATCGCTGTTTTTCTCTTTGGAAAATCATAAGTGAGTAGCTGTCCTTTTTTATAACCCAATTATTTCACCGACCTATTGTTATTATTTGTCATCTAAATGTTTTGAAATTATTTTTTGCGATTGAGGTTTAATAAATTTTTTGAAAAATTTTCTTTGTGAATCAACCAATTCTTTTGGAATTTGAGATATGTCGTAATTGCATGAATATCTTTCTGTTCTTTTATTGTGTTCTCTAATTTCTAGTAAAGTATTCATTCTCAAATCCTCCTTATTTAACCTCAATTTTTTCTTCTTACACATATTATCTCACTCCAAATCCAATAATACTTTGTAAAGATTATGGACGTTTGAAATGAGATATACACAATTTAAGAAAATAAACTTCCTTTTAGACTAACAAGCTTGTCCATAAAACCAATTACGCAATTGATTAAAATACAGTCAAACCTTAATTTTTATACCTTGACATAATTGTCTGGATATTATAATAACATCAAACATAACTCAATACAACACACTTACAAAAAGATTGTTAAAAATAAACAAATATATTGTATAGCTTTGTATAGCTTTGTATAGCTTTGTATAGGAAAAAGCTAAGAATAAATATAGATTTTTGACGGTGAAAATATTATACCATAAATCTATCAAAATATCTTGCACTAAATTTGAACTTTTTCTACATTCTAATTGTAACATAAAAATTACAACATTGGGTTGTGAATTATTTTCACAAATTAAGAGATTTATGCAGATAATTAGAATTTATGAAAAAGCATCATCTATATCATCATCCGTATTTCTTATGACATATATTTGTGTAGTTTCAGAACTATTATGTCCAAGTAATTTTTGAGCAGATTTTATATTTTTGCCTTCTACTACAACCATGTCAGTTGCTCTTTTTTCTCTTATCTGATGTGGATGTACTCTTCGCCCTATGAGTTCTTCAACTTCACCCATCCAATTATTAAATACATTCTCACTAACTTGATTTATTTTACCTGCGTACTTAGCTACAAACATAAATGGACAATCATCTTCTCCACGAACTTCTAACCATTTCTTCATAGCATCCATAGCTTCTGTGCTGAATTGTAGTTTCCTGACCTTCCCAGCCTTTCCAGAACCTTTACAACGTGTGTCATGTGTTTGATAATATAGAACGTCTTTCCCATCTTTGACCTTTGTTATCAATACACTATTTACATCTTCTTTCCATAATTGTCTTGATTCTTCACGCCTACATCCAGAAGAATATGTAAAATGGAGATAAGCTAATTTTTGCCATTCTTTACGTTCTGTTAGAGTTTTAATGACTAATTCCCATTCATCTTTGTCCATAGGTTGTTTTTCATGAACAAAAGCAGGAGGTGGAGCAGAAATCTTTTTCGTAATAAAGTTTTTAAAAGTAGGGTATAAATCTTCATAATATAAAATTATATATCCATTCAAAGAACTAATTGCTGCTCTTTTAAATCTTACTCCTGATGGTGACATTCCACGCCTTGTAAGCCAATTCTGAAACTTTAAAAAATCTCTGCCTTTAATTTCTAACAAGGATATATTATTAAGATTTTCATATACCCAATAAAAAAATATTCCAAGTGCTGATTTATAACCTTCTAAAGTTTTATTACTTAATTGAGTTGATTCTAATAGAAATTCTTCTGTTGTGTCCTTGTTAAATTTATTAAATAATTCCCATTGTTCTATTTTTACAGCAGGAATTTTGTCTGCTACTTTTGCCATTCCGTCACCCCTTATTTTGTATTATCCTTTGTGATGTGATAATTACTTTTATATTACTTTTGTTTACATCTAAACTATATCTAATCCTCTATTTCTCAATTCTTCCTTTATCCATTTAAGTGCTAACCCATCATCAATCAATTCTTTTACTGTAATATCAAAGTAAGGCTCTCTATTCTGATACCATGCATTACCATTACCACCAAACAAATTTCCACTTAGGTTTTCATTCAGAATCTCTGGAAGCCATTGTCTAACATCATTCACAATCCAATTATTACTACCATGCATATACTTATCAGCATTAAAACTCATTCTATCAGTATCACTAAATATCTCCGCTGTAACCTCATTGCCATTTGCTGATACAATATTAGTAGGTGTGTTTAAAAACTCTTTAGATGGACTCCCAGAACCGTCCAGATAGTTAGTTCTTTGCCCATCGCCATAATCATAAATATACTTTTGAATATTGGATTTTAAGTGATTCATTGCTTTTTTGCCAACCACTTTCATCACTTCTAAGAGGATTTTATTAATGTATTTATTGAGATCATTGAGGTTATTGAAGTCCAAAAATTTCACACCCTTTCACATATATCAATCTACTTTGTGTTGTTTTATCACATTTTTATTACTTTGATGCACATATCACGCACGAAGTATGCATGGTTGGCACATTAAATATTAAAATCTACCGTTTCACATTATCCTTCTTCTTCATCTTCACCATCAATTTCAGTATCTTCACTTACAATATCTTCAACAACTTCCAATCCCTTATTACCTATTTTGTTTTCAATTTCTGCAATCAAATTTGCATATTGCTTTACTGCTTCTGGATTTTTCTGCATCTCGTCCATATTAGACTTAGCTCTTGCCATGAACTCATTTATTCTCTCTAACTGTGCAGGATCAAATGCTTTGAGAATCTTTTCTGCAATACCTAAATCAAACAGCATTGTGAATAGTGCAATATCTTCTTCAAAACTTTTTGTTTCTACATTTATATCCGAGAAGTATTTTATACAAAGAAGCAAATATAGGTTTGGCACACTTAATAAATCTTTGTAGTCAACTAAATATTGCATTTTATCTGTCAACTCATTTATAAGTTCTTGCATGGCTGTGGCTTTAAATACTGTTGAAATATTCACTACATAATTTTCACCATTCACATCTACAGTGATTTGAGTTTGTGTAAATGTTTTTGCGTATGCTTTTTTTATTGTTGCTGGAGTTAGTTTCTTTATGGTTTGTTTCATATTGTGTGTTCCTCTTTCTTTTATTTTATTTGTATTATATTTTATACTTGTTTCTACACTACTTTATATCGATATAAATATCTGTTCTTACATGTTTCTTGTCATAACCACATTTGAGTGTTAAACTTTCAATATGTAAAGAATCATCATCTATTACTAATCCGCTTTCAGACATTCCGTCAAGAATGAATTTAGGAACTGTATTGTCACAGTCCTTACGAATTTTGGTTTTGAAGTAAGATATAAAAGTCATTTCACACTTGTCTATCTTTTTATTGCTTAAACCACAATCTTCTACAAACCATACTATAAACTCTTTCCATGTCTGTTTTAACCCATTCATCATAGGTCTTTTCATTATCATCCATTTGTTAATGCTTGGATGGGTAGGTGTTTCAATAGGTATTTTTTTACGTCTTGGATTTTTCTTAAAATAGTATTTATTATACTTTTCTAAAACTGCATAATCTATTGTCAATTTTATTTGTTCCACTTTTTTCCTCCTTAAATTTTTTAAACTTGTCCACACAATGCTTGTCCCACAAAATCTATGTAAATATTTCTATATATTAAAAAGAACGATACATAGTTAAAATGTATCGAACTTTATTGTTTTCGCTTTTAAATTGTATTGTCTAATCTATCTCTAATTATTTATCTGAACAAACTTTCTATTTCTGTAAGTTCTGATCCTATCTTCCTTATCCATTAATTTCTTGTTTCTCTTAATTTTTCTTATGGCTTCGGCTGTAAAATGTATTGTGCAAATTCCAATAATATAAGTAGATATGCCTATCATGGTTATAACCTCTTTCGTGTTTTTATTTTGGATTGATTGAATGTTATATAATTCTAAACCTTATATGCTTGTTTCTAAATTGTGATATATAATAACTAATAAGACCTGCTGAAGCAATCAAAATTGTTATAAGAGCAATTAAATACATTAAATCTGTTATTGTCATGTGTTTATGCCTTCTTTTTTTTGTTGGATTTTTGAATGGATGCTAAATAATTGTAAATCTTATAATTTTCTCTTTTTTAAATTTTTAAATATAAAACCTAACGTTACTACTTCTGTTGTGATAATAAGTAAATTGTAAATAATTAATGCAGTTCCTGTTAACATAATCAAAAACCTCTTTCAAAATAAATTTAAGAATAAACTATTTACTAATCCTTTTTATAAGGTAATTTAGTTATAAATTTAGCAATTCCTCCCTCGTAATTAATCAAATTCAAGCTACTGTATTGTGGTAATACTTGCATATCTTCTAATGTATATGGATAAATCTCGTCTTTGAACTCATCAAATGAAGTCCTTGAACTTCCCTTCATCAACATGTATGACGAACCGCTGGCTTTTAACATAGGATTTATAATTCCAATTTGCTTTAAAAATTGACAACTAAATACAAATTTACAACCAAATTTTCTTGTTTGAGGTGGTATCTGTTCTTCATTTAATAATTTCATTGAAGTTGGGGCTTGGAAGATTTCATCAACAATTATATGCATTCTTTTTGGTTGTTCATGCATATCACCTCTTGCGATAGCCACGCTCCATATTTTCGTAAGTAGATAGGTTACCAAAATATTTTTAGCATAAGGTGATGGAAATTCAGACTGTGGAATTTTAAATAATACAATTTTCCCATCTTCCATTGCTTTGACTAAATTAATATTATTCTCCGTTGATTTATTAAACATAACCTTCAATTTTAAATCCTTTTTAAGCAAATTAACTCTATGCTCAATGTGTTCAATTTTACTGAATTTAGTTCCAATAACTTCACCTGCATTTTCACCTTTACCTGATCTTTCATCAAGTTCTAATAAAGCAGCTATTTCATCTTCTAAAATTTCCCTATATTCATTTGGAATTGCATCAATATATTTATGTCTTACTTCTGGACGTTCAAGACACCTTATTACATCTCTTAGACTGGCATTAGCATCCAACATTGTTATATTACTAGCTGCTGACAAATATCTATCCATTTGAGTTGATAAAGGTTCACCATCAACATTGATAGAATTTATTAAACTTGAAATATAAATTGCTTTCAGATTTGCAACTTCTAATAATCCACGTTTTTTATTTGGTTTTAATTCATTATATCCAATTCCTTGAGCGTCTTTTATTTGAGAAATGTCTATTTCAATTATTTTATCTGACGGCATAATTTTACGAACTGAATCAGCTAATTCACATCCTTTGATAAAATCTATCAATATTATACCTTCATTACGTTTTTCAGCACATCTACAATAATTCTTAATAAATGTTGTTTTTCCACTTCCTTGTTCACCAATTAATACAAGAGGGAAATTACCTTGATCATAATTATCACGCAAAAATGCTTCTGTTTCAGTTCCTTTACACATGCTTTTACCTAAACTAATATATCCTGTTTGTAATTCTTTTGGTACTTCAGTTTCGATGGTGTTTGTAGAAGAAATAAAATGATATTCTTCAAGGAGTTCTCTGGCGGGCAAACTCAATAAATTACCTGCCTCTTCACAGCAAAGTCTTAGTTTTTCCACCCCATCTATTTTATATTTTGTAAAATCAGTAACACCTTTCTTTAATTTTTTTCCCTCTAAATCATTATCAGCGGTTATACTCTTAAATGCTTCACAAGCTGAAAGTGCATTATTTGTTTGCCTTGATTTATTAGGACTTTCTGATAATACAAGAATTTGTGTATCAATTATAATACTTTCTCTTTTTTGTTTTGTAGCAGTACATAAAGGTTTTTCATCTAAAGCAGATGTGAGTCTAAAAATGTTTGTTTCCTTTTTCATATTTTGACCTATTAGAGCAAATCCTGTATCTAATACTATATTACTAATATCTACTATAAATGTAACCATCATCTTTGCACAATACCAAAAAGACATCTTTTCAAAATCGATTGGATGATTTTCATTTAATTTTACAATAGTACCATCATAATCTTTTCTCCAATAACGTTGATTAACTGGAATAAAGTTGTAGAATATACCAACCTTTTCTCCCTCTTCAATAATATTTAAAGTGTTTAAGATACTTGCAAGAAGTGTATTTGACCTCTTGTCGGTTGCAAGGGACATAGCATCTTCTTTACTATACACACATTTTTTTCTTGTCGCATTAATACTAAAATTTGGTAATTCATCAACTTTTTCGATTGTAATGCCCTTCCAACTGTCCAAAATTTTATCTCTGAGTAATCCCTCATAGACTTTCGGAATGATAAAATAAAAACTAACATCATTTTTCTCCATATATATATAGTAAGAAACTTTCATAGGTGCTTCAAAAAATAGTTTCCAATTATGAAATTTAACTGTTTGAAATAGATTTTTGTAAATAATAGCCATTGCTTTTGCAATTTTATCACTATTATAATTACGAATTGACTTCATTGGCTTTAGCTTCAGATATATATATTCTGGACGAACATATTCAAAATAACTAGATAATTTCATAGCTTTCATATTATCACGCTTTCAAAGTAAAATTAAATACTTCAATTAACATATAGGTTAAGGAAGTAAAACCAACCCATTGGACACATCTCTTATCCTTCATAAAAGCGTAATAAATTAATAATATTACACAAGCAAGACAAGAAACCCAAAACGCACTTTGAACTGTGCATTGCCACGCATTACTTAAAAAACCAAGTATAGCATGACCCAACTGATCCCATATAGTAAATGTTGGAAGCTCCTTCACATTTTTTGGATCAACCCACGGAGCATAATTTTGGTTTAAAATTGTAGGTATAAAATTTCCAAAATTTAACATATTATAACCCCCTAAAAATGTCGGCTATCATACGAAGCATAATTGGAACTCCAAATATTGCTGCAACAACTAATACATAAAAGAATACTTTTTTACCTAGACTATGAGTGTCAGCATCCTTTATACTGGCTAATACATCAATTACTGCTTTTATGGAAATAATTCCAACTGAAAGACCTTGAATTGTTCCTAAAATTGTATTACACTGTTTATTAAACCCTGATAAATTAGCTGCCACAGATATTACATCTGGATTATTTAATTGAGTTAGTTCTGTTATACCACAAGCAATTAAAATAGCTATTCCTATGGATGCAGATGTTGAAATTGGTTGTTTAACAACTGAATTTTTAAAATTTTCCCATATTTTTCCTATCCTTAAATCAATGCAAGCTGAATTTGACATAATTAACCTCCGAATAAAATTGAATTTGGTGGGTAAACTATTGATAGAACTTAAAATTGAAAGGAATGATTCATATGACAGTTTTAATTGCTTTGGCTGTATATATTGGTTGTGAAGTAGTAAAAGTATTCTGTTTATAAAAATAAATATTTAAAATAATGGATAAAACCTCAAGGACATGCACAAAAGGTATGTGTCAAATCATAAGCTATTAGTGAAGCGAAATCGCAGTGCAACGCGATGTAGCCACTAAGAGCTGATTGGTCTATGTCCGCCCATTTTATATATACCTTAAAACCCAAGTAAGTCGTTTATTGAACTAACAACATTATCTCCAATAACTTCAATATTGGAGTTATTTTTTTGCCCTTTATTTAATTCTTCCCTTATTAATTCTTTAACCATTTCTTTTAGGTCTATATCAACTTTATTTTCCATATCTTTTCTTATGAGGGAAATAATATAGTTACTGGCATTTATTTTTGTCATTAAGAATTGGTATACATCAAAATCTTTTTTAGTAAATGAAATAGATTTGTACTTATTATCATTTTTTAGCATTTAGTATTTCTCCTATTCTGAGGAAGCCGTTTGCATTATCAAATATTGCATTATCTGAAATAGAAGCATTTGGTAATTTTGTATGGATTTGGCTTTCAAGCATAATTGAGCCTCCTCCTGTGAAACAAATTTTTAGATTTTTAACGTCCCAATTATATTTCTTGGCTTCATTTATGATTACATCAATATGAGAACTTAGCACATTATCAACTATATTATTTATTTCCTTATTACTTCGATCTTTGATTACATAATCTATTTGATAATCTTGATAATTTGATGAAAAGACATTGTTAAGTTCTCGCTTTACTTTTCCTTGTAATATTGAACCTCCTTCATTAATTGTAAATGCAGATGAATTGATAATTTTTAAATTCTTTATGAGGCTGGCGTTCGTATTTAAACCGCCTATGTCGATAACTCCAAAAATTTGATTTTCATTTTTCTTAATATCATTAAAGACATAACCTAGACTTTCTGGCAGGACTAATATATCGACTATATTAAAACGTCTATTTTCATTATTAACCTTAATATTGATTAACTTTTCTTCCATTAAAAATTGTTTGTATTCTTCACGTTTTTCTACATTAAAAAATACAGACAATGGACAACCAGTAATAATTTTTACTTCTGCAAATCGATCTCCTATGAGATTGCTTATTGCTAAATACATTGCAAGTTTATGTTGCATTGTGGCTTTAGTGGTATCATAGCTACTATAAAAAGCATCTTCGCCTATTAAATGTCTAATTCCTTTATGTTCTAATACATATGTCTTACTATTAAATAATCCTTCTCCACTACATACTTGTGATTTTGTTTTAAAGATTAGCTTTTGAATATTCCCATTACTGTCACGCATAGTAGCCTTAGTGGAATCTTTGCCCATATCAACTGCTATTATCATCTAACTCAACCTCTCTTGTTTACTTTATATTTCATTATACGAGAATTTGCTGTTTATGTTACATATGTTAGAAAATAAATGATTTATTTGTCATAAATATTTTATTTTCTAATACCGCTTTTATTTTCTCTTGAATACCCTCTGCTTTCAAAGGACATTCGACAAAAATTAAAATGAAATCAATGTTTTGTTGTAATATTGCATTAAAAATAAACCGACTTGCATACACAAATCGGCTATTTCTTTGCTATTCTTTTGCTAATTCTTTGCTATTGTGTAAATAGTTCCCTTAACTGATTTAAATATCCCAAACCTAAGATTTCTAAACAACCTATAACATTTGAAAAATTTAGATATTCTTTTTTTGAATTGATTTATAATATATCACCAATCTTTGCTATTAATTTGCTATTGTTTTGTCATTCTTTTATCATTAAACCTTATTTGGATCAGATGGATTATTAATTATTCCCAATGCCGACATGGCAATCAAAACAAGATTAATTGCACTATCTTGATATGGAATTTCAATTTTTAATGAATATTTTAATACTAAACAAATCAATGTAAAAACTGACCCCCATAATATCCAACTTTTAAATCTATTTTGAGTTACTGGAATTTCTGTTGGTGTAGCATTAGTTACCCCTTGTGCTACTTGATGTAAAACATCTATTACTTGTGGTATTGCTTCCTCAATTACATTCGCTGTTGCCTGTGCAACCTGTTCGATTGGTGTTTCTATTGGTGTGTTTGCCTCTACAACTTCTACTGGTGTTGCTACTTCGGTTACTTGATTTGTAGGTGCTATTATTTCTATTGGTGTTGGTACTTGAACTTCTACTGGTGCGTTTACGTTTTGTTCGTCCATAATATTATCTTCTTTCTTAAATTATTTTATTTTTAATATTTAATTACTTTATAATCTCCACTGTTCATATAATCACCTATTATAGCCTATACCTTTTTAGCTTCTTTGATATAAATCCACCCTGTTATTGCTTTACCAACACCTACAAGAATACGGTCGGTTTTAACCTGCAACACATCATATGTGCGTAGTTTCGCCCAAAAAGGAATATTTTCACCTGTTATATATTTCTTGCCTGTCATTTTAATTTTGCTTCCAACTTTAATTGATGGTACAACTGGTTTTGCTGCTGCTACTGGTTTAACGACTGGTGGTGGAGTAGCAACAGAATTTACAACTGTCACATCACATATCTTAACCCAGCTCATAATACCACTCAATAAAACTTTGTCACTTGCAGTCTGACTTACGGTATAAACTGAACCCTTGACAAAACTTGCCATATCCTCACCAGTTGCATATTTTTGAGCAGTTGGGTTTACTTTGACTTTTGTGCCAACCGCAATTGTAGGAGATGAAGTAGAAACAGGTTGTGGAATAGGTTTAACAACTACTGGTTGTACTACAACTGGTTGTATATTTGAATTAATAGTAGTAGTTGAATAATCTTTATATGCTATATCCATATCAACATTACCAATAATACCATCAACTTTACCAACATTAGTATATTGCCAAATACCTATATTACCTTTATATGTAGGTGAATTTCCCCATTCGGCAAGCCATAAATCAAACCTACCAAGAATAGACATATCAAGTCTATTTTTAATCCAATCAAGACTTGCATACATCATGGTATAATAACCTGCTTTTTCAACTATTCCACAAAATGTTAATGCAATTTGAGTAAGTTCCGAATTACTAAGATGTTTTTGACTTTCATCCTCAATATCAAACATAACTGGATATTCAAACTTTTTTCCAGTAATATTATCAAGGAAAAATTTTGCTTCTAATTTTGCATCTTCTACATTTTGAGCATAACTATAATGGTATGTCCCAATCGGCATACCATTTTGTTTAGCTTTAATATAATTATTTTCAAATTGCTTATCCTTTTGAGAAGTATTCTTTCCATATCCAGAACGGATAATTGCAAATTGTATTCCTGAATTTTTAACTTTATTCCAATCAATTACTCCTTGAAATTCTGAAACATCAATACCTTTTAATTGCACCATTTTATATTATCTCCTTAAATTTTATTTTATCAGTAAACTTAAACCAAAAAAGAACATACCAAGCCAACCTAACTGTACTGGGTTTGTTTTAGGTAATGATATAGAAGCAAGAAACCAGCAAATTACTGCAAGTACCATCAAAATTAAAGTAACATTCATAGTAAATATCCCTACCTTTCTTTTAATATTTTATAAATCAAAGTTTACCTGTTGTTAGGAATTGTAGAATTAAAAATGTAATGATACCGCCTCCAATTGCATATAACATTCCTATGATTGGACTAAAAGTACTCGACCTACCTTTAGCCACATTCTGTGTATTTACTAAATCTGTAACCAAGGCTACTAAATCAGGTGAAGCTACACTTTTGCCTTGATTTTCCCATTGCGCTTGTTCTAACTTTGCAAATCTTGCATCTTGTTGAGTAGTAATCAGCGAAAGTTGGGTTGCTATTGTAACGGCTGTACCCTCAACGGATTTACGAAGAACCTCTGCATTTTCCAACATCTGTGCATTAAGCAACTCTGCTGTTTTTACTGCTTGTACATTGGCAACTCTAACAGCCTCAATATCGCCTTTTCGCAATTCATTAATGCGGTCACTTTCAGCAATGTTCCTATCGTCAATACGTTTTATTTCCGCTTTAAATAAATCATTAGAATTTTTAATTAAAGCTTCAAAATTTTTAACTAAAGTATCAATCATTCGAACTACATTTGCGGATGGGTCATCAACTAATATTTCTGCCATTTTATGGTCATCCCCTTATTTTGTAATTTTTATGTCATTTGTGATGTGTTTTTGTATAATTCTATTGTGATAAAATGCTGAATTTATACTAAGTTGATATTTCTATCACATCTTCTGCCTTAACCTCATCTACCTCGATATAATTATCTATACTATCCATTGTGCCTATCGTGATATGATTTGAAAGCACCGCATCATCAGATAAACGCTTAAACACTTTGCTGTCATCTGAATAAATATCTATTGTTTCTACTTCAATTGTTTCACCATTTTGCACAAAAGTATTATATGGCATTCCGTTTTCATCTGTTATTGTTGTCATATCACCTAATTCAACTGTTTGATACGTTTTATCTATTTTCATACTTTCTCCTTATAATGCATCAAATGCTGTTTTTGTTGTATTCCATGTAACTGTTAATTGTCCGCTTGAACTGTAATAATTCCAGTAAGTCCCCCATCCTGCAGGTTTTGACGCTACTTCACAATAAATATGTAATCCAGAAGAACATTGATAAAAGGGAGATGCAGAATACGAGGATGTAGTAATAGTGGCGCAAGTAGAGGATATCCATATTTTAGTAAACCTAGTACAACCATAAAATGCACTGGCACCTATCGATGTTAAACCACTTGGTAAAGAAGTTAATACCAAATTAGTACAAATTGAAAATGCATATGTACCTATCGATGTTAACTTACTCGGTAAAGAAGTTAATGCTAAAAGAGAACAACCATTAAATGCACTGTTACCTATTGATATTACACCACTTGGTAAAGAAGTTAATGCCAAAATGGTACAACCTTGAAATGCATAAGCGTCTATTGATGTTAAACCACTTGGTAAAGAAGTTAATGCTAAAAGAGAACAACCCTTAAATGCATATGTACCTATCGATGTTAAACCACTTGGTAAAGAAGTTAATGATAAAAGGAAACAATTTTGAAATGCATAGGTGCCTATCGATGTTAAACCACTTGGTAAAGAAGTTAATGATAAAAGAGTACAACCATTAAATGCCTGATTACCTATCGATATTACACCACTTGGTAGACTTACAGAGGTAAGAGCAGTCTCACTAAAAAATTGGTATCCTGATACAAATGTGCCATAAATGGTTGCTGTAACAATATTATTACTTCCGTCTATCATATCAAACGACACTCCTGCAATAATATTTGTAATTTCTGTAATAGCAGTAATAGCAGTAGCCATATTATCCAAAGACAATGATCCTGAGGTACCTGTCTTTGCTCGTATCGCGTTAGCAATAGCAGTCATTTTAGTATCTATACTCATTACCAACTACCTCCTAAAATGGCATCATCTACATAACCCTTAATAACTGCAATATCGGCGACAGTCCAATAGTCAATACCTCGTACAGGAGTGTAGCCTTGAATACCTTGACCACCAGTATCACCTTGTTCTCCTTGTATACCTGTATTACCAGTTGCTCCAGCTGTTCCGTTAACGCCATCGAAGTAATCCACGCCTTTAACTGGAGTAATGCCATCTGTGCCATTCGTTCCGTCAGTTCCTGCAATGCCTTGAATACCTTGTTCTCCAGTATCTCCTGTCAATCCTATTTCACCTTGTGCACCTGAACCTATAATAGTAGCTGTTATTTTTAATTCTGGAGAAATAATTCCTATAATATTTACTGGAGGTTCTATTTTTCCTATTAAATCATTCATATGTAACCTCACCGATTATTGAAAATTTACTTGGAGGTATAATTGTTGTTACAGTTCCATCTGCTCTTGTTAGTTGGACATCATATTTTAATTCACAAAATCTTAAATCCTTTGTATCATCATGGCTAATATCTATGATAGCTGTACCATTAACAAATGCTGTAATAATCTTTTGTAATATTTTTGCCGATGTATTAATATTTGTTTTAATAGTAAAATAAATAATATCACCAGTAATAAGAGGAACGTTTATTCCATTGCTATTCATACATGATACGGTAATTATTTCACTATCCCCTCGTACCATACTAATATCAGTACCTTTAATTTTCATGTGATTTTTCCTCCTTTTATTGTTGATATTGGTTTATTTATTATATTGTTTAGATTTTGGTTTGCATGAAATTTATATTTTGTTATGATGTTGCGAAAAAAATAACGGAAGGCAATTTCTGCCTTTTAGCATTAATCAACCTTCCGTTATTAAGATATTTTATTTTAACTATTTATTACGATGCTGTTACGTTAACATAATCTTTTAATCCAGAAATAATATTGGTCACAGAAATCAGCGAAGTTCCAACAGCGATCCTCGTAAGAAGCCCTCCAGCACTCACAGTACAAGTTGCAGGAGTCCCACTCACAAATGTACATAATGAAGGATCAAGAGTTACAGGAGCATAGTTACCACCACGTAATCCGTATATTGTAAGAATTTGGGTAGGAGTTCCAACACTTAAAGCAACAGTTGAAGGAGATGCTACGATATTTGTATACGCAATTGTAGCAGTGGTATAGGCAATATTATAACTACCATATGACTTTGTTGCTTGATCTGCAATAGCCTTACCAGCCATTGGTGTAGTTGAATACCCATCGGCTTTTAAAGTTATAGTAAAATTACCGTCTGGTTTAAATTGCGGTATTACAATATGTACTTCTGCCGACTGCCCATTCTTATCAAACATTTTAGCAATAAGAGTAAGTTCATAAGTTTTAGTAAATAGACTTGCATTCAAATCAATAGTATCAACACTAACGCTATATTTATATACTGCCTCTACTGTTTGATTTGCAAAACCTACATATGTAACAGACATTGTGCTTGGAACTACTGTTGCAATTACACCAGTAGTACTTTGTAAATAAACATTACCAACTGGAGCTGTAGTTATTGTTCCTATACCACTACCATTAAGTGTAATAAATTCTCTTTTAAAAATATTTTTAGCACCATTAGTAATTAATGTACCACTATTTATCGCTAAAAATCCTTCCTCGAATTTTGCATCAGAAATTGTAATATCAAGCATTTTACTATGTTGATAGGTATAAAGTACTTGATTGCCATAACCACCCTGAATATCCGCAGAAGTTACCTTTTGTGCAATAGTTGAATCAATTTCGGTTTTACCATAAACCATTATCTGGTCGGCTTGCACGTCACGAACAATTACGTCTGCTGTAGAAATTAAAAACTGATTATAATTAGTTGACATATATTTATTCCTCCTTGATTATTCTTTTTATTTCAAACTCTCTTTAAGAGTATTGATTGTTTTATCTGCATCTTTAACAACAAGTCCATCAAATGCACCTCTTGGTTCAATATGTGAAAATGGATGTTTTATTTCTTCTTTAAATGTCACTGTTCCAGCCAATTCTGCACCTTTGAGAAGTTTATAATCTTCTTTTCTAAATAAAATTTGTAATCCTTTTGTAAATTTTCTAATTGTTAAATCATAAATTTTTTCATAATCCAAACCAGTATAAAGATGATATAAAATTGTTTGTTCTTCAAAATCCGCAAATTCAAAAGATTTTTTTTTGTTAAATTCAGCAGTTTCAGCTAATGCTTTTTTTATTTTTTCATCAAGTATCCATTCTTCATATTCCATACAATGTTGTAATAATATTATTTTTCTAATTTCATCAAAATCTTGTGATAAAAATTCAACACCATCTACTATAAAAAAGATAGTGTTGTTATTTGTATCTTTACGAAATTCTATTGAATGTTCATTTGAATCTAATGGGAATCTTAGAACTAAACATAATAAATGAAATAATTTAATATACGCTTGTACATCTGGTTGTATTGTGTCAAGAAAAAGCAAATAATCTAAATATGACATTTGTAAAATTTTAATGTCATTTGTTTCATTTTTATTATAATTCAGACAATCAATACAGCTTGAAAACTCGCAGTAATCTTTTACTAAAACAGGATATATTAACAAACCTTTATAGGGATGAGGCTTGTCATAAATATCATAATAATTTATTCCTTCACTCACTCACTACACCGCCCTATTAGACATAATTAATGTATATCCACAATAATTTCTATTATTAAATAGATTTAATTTTGCAGAGTTGTCATAACTTGCACTTTTGTCAAAAAACAATTGTCCAATTCCATTAATATAAGTACCATTTAGAGTAGAAATTACCTCTTGTAACAATGTCAATATTCTTGTTTGATAATTATTAAGTTGATTAATTTTGACATGAGATAAAATTTCTATACCAAAACTAATAATTCCTAAAGTTCTATTTGTAGGAATTATTACAATAGGGAACACCCTTATTTGAGAACACATTGTAGTAAAAGCATCATCGGTAACTGGTTGCATAAAAACTCTATAATCTTCTGAATCTTCTTGACCATTCCAAATCAATTTCGCTTTTTGTTCTTGTGTTAAATTTGGTAATTGTAAAGCATCAGGAGAATTGTAATTAATTAATTTCCATACATTTTCATTATTTTGAATCAAAGATGTAATTATGTTATATGGCATTTGGGGCAATTGTTCAAACTTATTATAAGCTTCTTGATTTATATTCATAATCAAAATGCCCCCTTTAGGATTACATCAATACTTACACTTGTTGCATCAGTATTATTTACACAATTAATATGTAATTTTGATGTACTTCTTATATTATTTGTTATTGTAAAGTTATTTCCGTCAATAATAGTTAAGGTGTAATTAGCATTTGGCACACCACTTGAAGTAATAGTAAATGTATTAGTATTAGCAACTGAATTTATATATTTGTATACTGAAAATGCTTGTTGCTTTGTTTCAAGAATACTATCAATATTTGGCAATATCTTATTTGAGTTTATTATAGGCGCAACATAGTTTAATCCGTTTGCAATATTATTCACTAAATCATCGTCTGGTGAAATTTGGTCTTTAGACATAGTTAAATATAATAAAGGACAACTATTGACTCCTAATATATTTTTTAATAAGAAATTATTTATGGCATTAATTTTAAAAGCCTGTCCGTTAAATATAAATCTGTCATCAATTGTAAATGTGCTAGTATTAGCATTGTTTTGACAAGTAACCATTATTGTACCTTGAGTTGTATTGATTATTGGGTTATAATCAATTTTATCATAAGTCATTTTTTGATCTATAATACATGGAATTGCGAGATGAATGTAGTTTTTATACACATTAAGGGAATTATTAGAAAGTTGTATTTTTCCTTTTGTGTAAATCTGATCATTCATATCAATATCTACTACAATCCACTTATTATTTTCCCAATCAATAATATCACCCATATTAAATATTTCATTTGGTTTAGATAGAATTGTTTTTACATCTAATAAATTTGTAGATATTATAGTGACACCTTGCTCAATATCTTTTGTTATGTTAATAATTTTTTCATAATTTGTAGTAGATTCAAACCCATCTAAAACTCGTTCTTGTGTTTCTAATATCAAAACTTCTTTATCAGAAAGTGAAGAACATGTTCGTTTTTTGTATAAATCATAAAATCCCATATCTTCACATCCTTATTTAATTAAATCCTTTGAAGTCAGAATCGAAACTATATGAAACAATTAAGTTTCTCATTTCTATTAATGAGTTTTTTCTTAATTCTCCTAATTCCTTCAGTAGGTTCGCAGGGCTAAACATGTTGAAGTCTTTCGTTGTAAGTCTGTTTTTTAAGTTCTCCATATTGTTTAAATATTGACTATTCCATGAAATAATCATTCCATGTGCCAATATCCAACATTCTTCATCATTCAAATCATCATTAAATTGACCTATAAAATTATATCCACATTCAATATTTACATTATCTTGTGGTAATTCTGTTAAAGTGAAAGTTAGTGTTATTGGATCAAAAACGAAAGGAGTTTCAAAATCTTCAACATTAACGAAATATTCTATTGCTTCTGAATTTGCATCGTCTGGATATTTACCTATGACATATGCTTTATCTACGCCATTTGCAACAAAACTTTGACTATAAAAATCTGATTTTGCAATAAGTTTCAAATTCTTTTTACAAGTCTTAAATCTAATAGATGAAGATTCATTTAAAAACAAATTGAGTAAAAATGTCATTTCTTCATCTGTAATTAAGTTGCTTAAACTTTTGTCTTTAATTAATGATAGAAATTTATCAAAAATCCTATTATTTGGAGTTGACACTTACATCACTCCTTTAATGTGTGAATAATTGTGGTTGTGCAGAGGTTTGTCTTAAATAGTTCATCTTTGAGTTATCTGTAAACACACCTTGCTTATATAAAATGTATCCAACTTCAAGTATTGTTTCTACAATTTCCGTTGAATTTTTCACTTTGTTTTCAAATTCATTTAATTTAACTTTTGAAGTAAATAAATTTTCAACATCAATTGGACTTATTTTGTTTGTATCAAGATATATACTATTCAAACTTAAATTCCTAATTACATCATCAATAGTTACATCTGCATTATCAGATAAAACCTCAATTGGTACAACTTTACCAGTTTTCATAATTGAAGAATTTCTACCATGAAAGCTCTTTAAATCTTTAAATGATATTGTATTCGTGTCACCATATCCATTAAGTTCTACAAAGAAATTTTGTCCTCTATCATCACCGATAATGAATTTTCCATCTCCATTGGCTTTAATAACTATAATTGCACTATCAGGAACAAATTTATATTTATTACTACTTTTTGATGTTTGTTCTTTTTCAGCTAAAACTTCAGCAACTCTTAGTGCAACAATTTCATCAATAGATAAAGTTTCTTTTATTACATCATTGTTTTGTAAATCTTCTTCTTCAGAATTTATTTTTTTTGCCATTGTAAATCCTCACTTCTATTTTTCTAAATAATAAGGGGAGATATTTCACTCCCCTTTATATGTATCCGTTTATTAGCTAAATCTGTATAGTCCGAATTGACCTTCAACAGCAGTAATAGCAGCAGCACCGACTTTTCTTGAAAAGAAGATTTCTGGTTGCATATCATTTCTGTTTGTGCCGTCATTCATGTTTACAAAAGCATCGCCCTCAAGAATAACCTTGATGATTTTTTCGTCAGCAGGAACTATTGTAAGACCATTAGCACCAACTGCAAGAGTTTGTGTACCAACTCTATAACCTTGTGGCAATGAAATAAGATCAGTACCTCTAAATGTACCATAATAGCCCAAGCTATTTACAGAATCTTTGGCTTTATCAGAATATCCAAAACTGTCAACTACTTTGGAAAGTGCAGTCGTGTTACCCAAAATTTGAACTCTTTCTGCACCTGAAGCAGCCTTAACATTTTCAATGATACCTGTTAAAGTAGTGGCATCAAACACACCTGTAGCTTTAAAAGGAGTTCCTACTGAACTATATGAACCATAGATAGTGTCAGAAATTAATTCACCCATATAAGCAGCCATTGAAACTGAAGCCTTTTCAGTCAAACGAGCCATATCCATTCTACCAGTGATAAAGTTGTCAAGTTCCTCATAGAATTTGATAGCCTTAGTGATCGTAGGAATAGAGAAATTCTTGTCTACAATCTTGAGTCTTTCAATGTCACCATTGCCTCTTGAAACTGTGCAAGTTTGATATACTGTATTATCTTCGATTGTAAAGTAGTTCTTGTCACCAAGAGCAGTATCTTTGAAATCTGCGAAGCCGTCAAACTTACCAGCCAAAGATGTGTTCATTGCAACAGGCATAATTTCTGCCATAATAGCAAATACCTTATATCTGTTCTCCATAAACTTGTAATAGTTCCACTCGCCACCGCAAGCATCTTTAACTGCATTTCTTACAGCTTCGTTTATTGATTCTTTTGTGTATCCTTCTGGTGCAAGACCATTAGCAGCATCAAATGCTAATTTTTGAATATCAGTAAAAACCATTGTATTCATTTTTGAATCCTCCTAATTATTATTTTGTTTATTTACTTACGCTACTTTAATGCAACGAATTTTAACCATTGGGATACCAGCCTTTGTGTACAGTTCATCAATTACATAACCAACTGATTCTGTTCCACCAAGAGCAGCAAGACATTCACCTTTTAAAGCACCGGCTTTAGGTACGATGAACTTAGCAACTGCCAAAGCAACTGTTGCGGTAAAGTTTGCAACTGGATATGATTCAACATCTCCAAGTTCAGGAGTTCTTGAGCGAACTACTTCACCAGTGGCGATTACATAGTCATTCTCGAATAATTCTGCTTCATAAGGTACACCAATCATACATACAATTTGGATACCCTTGTCTGTAACTGCAACTGGAGCAGCAGTAGCATAAGTTTTGTCAGCATTTTGTGCGCCAAGTGATACGAAATTACCATTGGTCAATCCAGCAGGTGCTACACAGTCTGTATAGTGAGCTGTGCCTTTAATTTTGTTTCCTATAAATAAATTAGCCATTTAAATATTCCTCCTGTTTTAAATTTGTTTTTGTATATAAAAAATGACAGCCTTTTACTGTCATGTTTATAGTGTTTTCTTTGGGATAAATTTTTCTGCACTTCCATAAGCACTTGGAGTAGTTACTTCAATTTCAGGTTCAATACTAACTTTGCTTGTAAAAGTTTGTTTTTTTACAGTTTTAGTGAATTTTGTATGATTTAACATACCTTCAATTGCAAATAATTCTTTACGTAAATCTTCATATTCATAATCTAAATATTTTACTTTTAAGAGTTTAAATTCTTCTGAATCTTTTAAAGTAAGTTCAAATTCAGCTAATAATTCATCTAATTCAGATACTTTATTTTCTAATTCGATTTTAGATTTGAATGATTGAAGTTCAGTAATTGTGACATTATTACTTTCAATAGATAGTTTATAATCTTCAATTTCTGTAAGCAAATTATGTTTTTCAAGTTGTAATGCTTCAAAATCAGCAGTCATTTTCATTCTATCATCTTGAATTTTTTGATTTTCTTCCATTGTGAGCCAAGTCATAATCATCATTTCAAATTCAGATGTTAATGTTGCAGTTAAATTAGATAAATCTATTGTATAAGAAAATCTTCCGCAATCACAATTATCATCATCCATTGACCAATGATATCTTTCAACAAATACATATTCATCATCAAAATCAGAAACATAATAATTAGTACATTCAATTAGATTATCATTTTCATCCATAACTCTAATTGGATCAAGTGCATTTTGTAATGCTTCTCTTTTTTGACGATATGTAGCTGAGAAAACTACTGTTTCTGCAATTGGTTCAACAATTGGAACTACTGATTCTTCTACAACTGAAAAATTCTTATAAGATTTAAACATTTCATCCATTTCAGTTTTGATTTCATCAAGACTATATGCAACAACTTTTGATCCTTCAAAACAAGGTTCAACATCTCTTCCTAATAGACATAGAGCTGAGAACTCAAATGAGTTAATATTATAAATACTATCATCTTCTGATTGTTCGCCTTCAAAAACATTAATTTCCATAGATTGATTTGAAAATTGATTAATTGTAGTTTCTAATTCAGAATATCTACCACTCCATAAAAGTACATCGGCAACTAAATATTCTTTATCTTCAACCATTTCCCATCTTGCATTACATGATTCTGGAACTAATCCTAGTGGTTTTGTGGTGCATTCAAAGGTAATACCTTCATCACTAATAATTATTTTACCGCCATGAGTTCCAAAATCCTCTTTTTTTTCGATAAATTCTGCAACAATCGGTATATTATATAAAGAAGGTATGGCTTTTTCAACCACCTCTTTTGACATTGCACTTCCATTCCTATTTTGATCATGATACATAATGTAACATTTTGCTTTTGTAAATTCACTATTCAAAACTTCAAAGGTAGTGTTATCAATATTTGCAGTATATTTAATCTTTTTATTATCCAATATCTTTTCCTCCTTCCTGAGATTTTTATATAATAAAAAAGACCGTACTATCGATCTTTGATATTTTGGGAATTGCTATTAGAAAAATAATTTATTAGTCAATAGAATTTGATTTTTTGCATATTGTCCGATAAATACATCTTTACTATTTTCAAAAACATATGCTGTTTTACCTTCTATAGTGGTTATACTTATATTCTTCATTCCTTTTTGAATTAAAGAATCTGCCACTTCTTTGTCTAAGACATATAGGAATTTCATTATTCTTACCTTCTTTTATTTGGTTTTTCCTTTAGAATCATTTACTATATTTGTGCTATCACTAGCTTTCTTTGGATCAACAGGTGGTCTACCATTCGTTGCTAAATCTCCAACTGCCATTTGTGATCCGTTCATCTTTGGAACGAGCATATCATCAAAACCAAGTAAATCTTCCATCTCTAATAAGTTTAGATATGTATATAAATCTATATCAGTAGTAGAAACAAACAAACTCCTAGAACCACCACTAAGTAAATCAGTTCTATATTGTTCATGTTTATCTTTCTTATTAAAAATATTAATATGTAGGAAAGATACTTGGCACTTTAAAGATTTAATTTTGTAATTTATATAATTTTGAAAGAAATAAAGTAATTGATACATTTTAGCAGCATCTTTTTCAGTTGAGTATCCTAATCCATTTGTACTATCAGAATTAAAAATAGTGCTACTAATTCCACTATCTGACATCACATTTTCACTATCTGATTTAACAATATTGATTGAATTTTGTTGATTCTTGTCAAGTGATATACCAGTAGTTTTAAATGGAGTTGTGATAACCGATGTGCTACTACCAATATTTTCTTTTGTTGAATTATGATAGGCTTGTATGGTATCTCTATCCATTAATGGTTTTCCACTATCTTTATCTAAAGGGACTTCTTGATGTATGGTTTTTACAGCATCATCTTTCACAAAACTATTAAAATAAGATTTATCATCAGACAACATCATTAAATCAGTAAACATATTAATAAAATATGGATAATCATGCGCTCTCTTAGTCATATGACAAAACAAAGCAAATCCACTTTTACTAACTGGATAATATGAATAAGGAACATTTGGAAATTCATCTTCGGGAGGTCTTTTAGCCTTCTTTTTTTCTTTTGGATAATTATGATAATCTTTATAAGCAAATTGAATTTCCTCTGGATATTCTAATAAAGTCATTGGCATTATTAAAGTCATATCTACCCAATATCTCCATAATCCATCTTCATCTATACTTGATAATACACAAATATTTTTTGGAATTTCAACAATAATTGTATTTTGGCTATCTGATAAATCATACCAAAAAGATTCTCCATTAATTAAAGCTGTTTTAAGAATATGGGGAAATACATTTTGTGGTTGTATTTTATTAATTATTTTTGCAGATGCAATTACTCGTGTTTTTAATGTAGTTTGTTGAACATCATTTGACGTAATAGGATATAATACAAAATCAAAAGTTAATAAGTTAGTAAAATATTCAAGTATATTATCATAAACACGATTGATATTTAATATGTAATTACTAACATTTTGCAATGTTTTAAAATTTCCTACTGGATTTTGTAATAGTTTTGAAACTTCTTCTACTGTAAATTGTTTGACAGCAATAGATGCACTTGATGCCCAAAATGGTTGTAGTTTTGAACGTGCAAAATTAGCTTTATCAATGAAATAATCATTATCTTTTGGTACTATTATTTCTGTTTCAACCAATGGAAGTATGGGAGGAGTTATTACTTGCTTTTTTGGTCTACCCAATAAAATGACCTCCTTTCTGTGATGAATTTATTAGTTGTAAATACAAAAATCTAACCAATTAACGTCTGATTTTTTATTACTCTTATCTTCAAATGTTTTTATATACCATGCACCGTAGGAAACGGCACTAAATCTATCTTTATCTACTCTTTTAGTTAATTGTTCAACAGTTAATTTTCCACCATTTAAATGTTTTAGTTTTAAATTAGAAACTTCTTCAATAAATAAATCTGTATTAACACATGGCATAAGTGTACTATTAAAATAATCTTTATCGTTTAAATCATAACCACTATTATTAACTTTTTCTAATAATTGTAATTTTCCACCTTCAACCATATCAATAAAATTAACAATAATATCAGAATTAATTCCTTGTGATTGTAAAGCATAAATACATTTCTTTGCACCCTCTACGTCTGGAGTATCATCAGTATTTATTGTATCCATACATTCTAAAATTTCACCAGAAATAGTATCAATTTGTTCTTTTAATAATTCATCTCCTAAACCCTTACCAAGACCATTGGCATCATATATCCCAACTTTAGCATTAAATAATTTGAATATTTTCTTAAATTCAATAGCTTGTGCTGTAAAATTCAATCCAGTTTGTAAATTCATAATATTAACTAAAGCAATTGTTACTATTCTATCTTCTTTGTTTCTTTTTGCTTTTAAGACAGCAATAGATGATTGGTTATTACTTGATTTTTGAGAACGTGCTATATCCATTGCAATATAATAATCTGATTTACCGTCTGATTTAATCTCAGGTTTTGTTAAAACTCTAAGTTTTAATAATTTATTAATATCCACAAGTGCATCATTAGTAGCCCCAACCCATTTGCTTTCATAATTCATTGCAAAAAATATTGGAGATAATGAATCTTTTTTTGTCAAAATTTGTGATTTTGTTTCACCTCTGCCATATTCACAAGCAAGTTGCCATGAAGAACCAAATATAACCTTACCTTTTAATTCAGCCATATCGTCTAAATGTTGTAGATTTCTTTCAAATTCTGTACTACCTCTAAACCCACTCGTGGTGAAAAAGTTTATTTGACCATTTAATTCTTCAGGATTAATCAATGCTTCTTTTCCAATTGTTCTTCTTGGAACATTAGGAATTGGCTCAAGTACGTCCATAAAAAGGTCTGAATTTATTAAAAATGCCTCTTCCAAATTTAAACGATGCCTTCTCGCTCCTTTTGAGCTTTGTGCATTGGCTAAATTATCAACTCTTGCACCAGATGCAAAAATAATTTCAGCAGTATCTTTAGAAAAATTAGATTTAAATATTTCATTAGCTATTAAAGGATAAAATTTAATAATTTCTCTATGTTTATCTTCTAAAAAATTTGAAGCACTTTCTTTTGTTTGAGCAGATAATGATTCAGTAAGGTCTGGATGAAATATTGCAGCATGATATAAACCTAATATTTCCAAAAATGTTTTACCATATCCTCTTGGAAATACTCCATATGTAGAAACAAATCTCGCAAGAGAACGCAAAAAAACTCTTTGATCTAAATCTAATCTTATTCCACCTGTTTCTGGAGTTATTAAATCAAAAAATAAATCAGGAAAGAATCTTGCCCAAGATATAAATTCAACCCATTTAGATAAATTTTTATCAAAAGTATCTTCTTCTTTTATACCTTTTGCTTTTATAGTTGGAGTAAAATCAGGATTAAATATATTAGTTCTACTTTCTTTGTAGTCATATTTTTTATTATCAGATTGAAATTTACTAAATGATGCCATCGTTATCACCACTTACTATATCATCTTCAACTAATGTTCTATTTTCATAATCTTTTCTTTTTTGTTCATAAAAGTTATAAATATCTTTATATTCACAACTTCCCAAACCTTTTAATTCTCTTACATAATTAATATAGCATAATAATGTAAAGTCAACTTTATCTTGTGGTTTTTCTCTAAATTTTGGAAGAATAGATATTACATCAACGGCTTGTTCTACTGCTCTTGATAATTGTCCAAATCCAGTTAGTCCATCTTGTAAATCTGCTGCCGACAATTGAGAAGGATTTATTTTAGCAGATGTAGCTGCTGTTTGAGCCATAGCTGCCCAAGATTTTGCAGCACCAACATCATTTTTCGCAGTTGATATTTCTTCTTTGACACTATATCTGATATATTTTAATAATGCCTCTGTGTGCATTGATGTTTTTTCAGGATAATTATTTTTTAAAAATTCATATTTTCTTTCAAAAGATACATATTCATCAGCATCATATCCTTCTCCCCACTTTAAAATTGATTCATCTGTTATAACATTCTCATTGGCTTTTAATATTTGTGCTTCTTCTCTTGTGATAGGAGTATCTGAAAAAGCAAAAGAATCAACACCATTTGTTTTTACAGTTGAGCTTAATTTACTTTTATAATATCCAAATACTTTTTCCGCTTTTATTCCTTTTGCTATTAATGATTCCATATGACTTGTAGCAGCAATCATTGCATCTGGACTAAAACAAACATCTAAATCTTTACAAGTTAAATATAACGACTTTTCCATATTATTATGTAGTGAAAAATAATTATCGTAGATTGAAGTACAACAGTCACGACAAATACTCATAAAATTATTTGAATCTAAATTAGAATTTGTGGCTTCATAAAATTCAGTGGGTGATTTAGTTTTCATACACTTACGACAGTAGCATTTATCATCTACTCCATATACTTTTCTAACAACTGGTTTTTTAGTGACTTTAGACATAGCGATTTAATACTCCTATCTTAATTTAATGCGTTTATATATTTCCATTTTTCTTTAAATATTCCTTATACTGTTTTAATG